GTCTGACAGTAACTGGTGATTCTGAGTTTGAAGCAAATCTTGCGGTAGAAGATCTCAAGGCAGTAACTGGTGTTGTAACATCTCTGGTTGGTACATATTCAACCATCACCACGGTTGATATTGAGACCCTGGATGCCAAGGATGTCAACATCACTGGTCTGGCAGTAACAGATATCGTTGGTACTGCTGCTACCATCGTAACAATTGACACAGAGGCACTCGATGCCTTTGATGCCAAGATCACTGGTGTTGCAGTAACCAACGCGGTATTTACTGGCATTACAACCTATAAAGATAATGTCAAGGCAAACTTCGGTGATGACAACGATCTTCAGATCTATCATGATGGCAACAACTCTTACATCGATGATGCTGGCACAGGCACCCTTGCAATCCGTTCTAATCAGGTAGAACTTCAGAAGTACACTGGCGAGACTCTCGCTAACTTTACTGCTGATGGTAGAGTAACTCTGTTCTACAACAACGGTAAGAGATTTGAGACCATCTCTGGTGGTTCTAGCGTATCTGGTCAACTGCAGACTGGCACATTAGATGTTGCTACTGATGCTGAGATTCATGCATCCCTGATTGTTGATCACGGAACGGTTCTTACTGGAATCGTTACCAGTTCTGCTGGTGTTGAAGCAATCAACATCAATGTCTCTGGTATTCTTACTACCAACAACTTCAGAGTCACTGGCGTAACAACCATTGCCAACATTACGATTGGTGCTGGTTCTTCTTCCACGAAAATAAATACCCTTAGCGGTGAACTTGTTCTCGACTCTGCTGCTGGTCAGGTAACTGTCCAAGACGATCTGAGCGTAATCGGTTACGGTACATTCCGTGATGGTATCTACTACAGATCTGATCAAAGCGGAATCAATGGTATTGGTTATAGCGGTCCTAACGGTGTTGCTTACTTTGAGGCAGATGGCAGATTAGTCAGCGGTCTCAGCACAGTTGGATTCTTGACTACATCAAACTATGTTCTGACAACTGACGAAAACAACATTCCAATCTGGTCTGACAGCATCGACGGGGGTACATTCTGATGGCAAAGCCAACAACAAGACAGGAACTCAAGGACTATGCCCTCAGGCAACTTGGGTATCCTGTCTTGGAGATTAATGTAGCAGATGAGCAAGTAGATGATGCTTTGGATGACTCTTTGCAGTTATTCCAAGAACGCCATTTTGATGGTGTAGAAAGAGTTCTTCTGAAGTATAAGATTACCGAGAATGACATCAAAAGAGGCAGAGCAAGAGGCGGCGGTAACACTCTGGGTATCACTACTTCTAGTACAGGCTCTGGAGGATCTACTACCATTAGTGGGGATACATACTGGGATGATGTAATTGTCAGACATACTTTTGATACCGATTTTTCGGATCAATCTCCTGTAGGAAATAGCAGCATTACTGAAGTTGGTAATCCAGATATCGTTGCATCTCCAGTAAAGTTTGGAAAATCTGGTAGATTTGGTACTAGTAAGTATCTCAATTATGGTCATAAAACTGAATATGATTTCACTGGTGAATGGACTTTTGAAACTTGGGTCTATATCGACACTAGTCCTGGCAGCGGTGCCCTATTTTCAAAGAGTGATGTATCGAACGCATCACAGAATTTTGGAGTCCTTGTAGATAACCAAGGTAGTCAGATTAATTTCAGATGGTCTAATACTGATAATACCAACCACAGTTCAAGTTTTGGTACTGTTTTAGGATCTTATTCTACTGGAGCAGTCGTTCAGAATTGGGTTCATATTGCAGTAACTAGAAGAGCATCTGATGGTAGTATTCACCTTTTCTTTAACGGAACTGAAAGCACCAGCACATCTTCTAGTCAAATCATTGATAATAATATTCCAAACAGTAGCCTTAGACAATTATGTCTAAATGCAAGATTACAGTTTCAGGATAGTAGAATTACTGACGCGATTTATGATGATGTAAGAATTACAGCAAAGGAAAGATATACTAGCGATTTCACTGTACCAACTTCTGCGTTCCCTATAGACGGAACTCTGACTACCTCTGCGGGTGGAGAGGTTCAAAGTTTTGAGGAGAATACAAACTTCTTAAATTTACCCGATGCAATCATCGGTGTTGAGAAACTGTATCTGTTTGATGCAAGTTTCATTGCTAATAACATGTTCAGTTATAAGTATCAATTGTTCCTGAACGATGTTGCATTTAACCTGGGATATAGTGGTCTCATGAGTTATGCAATGACCAAGACATATCTTGAGGACATTGATTTCTTACTGACTGCTAATAAGCAGATTAGATATAACAAGAGAAACAATAGACTATATCTTGATGTTGACTGGGGATCAATCTCTGCGGGCACCTACATAATTATTGACTGCCAAAGAATCATGGACCCTGCTAACTATGCTGGTGTCTACAATGATTCTTTCCTCAAGAAGTATTTTACTTCACTTGTAAAGAGGCAGTGGGGTCAAAACCTTATCAAGTTCCAAGGAGTCAAACTCCCTGGTGGTGTTGAACTCAATGGCAGACAAATCTATGAGGATGCTGTAATGGAATTACAACGCATCGAAGACAAGATGCTTTCCACATACGAAATCCCACCCCTTGACCTTATTGGATAATGGCGTTAAATCCTTTCTTTCTCCAAGGATCTCCTAATGAGCAGAACCTCATTCAGGAGTTAATCGACGAACACCTAAAGATGTTCGGATTGGATGTATATTACATCCCTAGAAAGATGATTGTGACTGATGATGTACTAGGAGAAGTGCAGTCATCCAAGTTCAATGATGCATATATTTTAGAAGCATATCTGAACAACTTTGAGGGATATGCTAAGGGCAGTGATATCATGTCCAAGTTTGGTATCAACCTTCAGAATGAAATTACACTGACTGTATCTAGAGAAAGATATGAGGACTTCATTGCTCCTTTCGTAGTCACTCACAATGCTAGAACAGCAGGTACAGAAATTATCTTTGGTGAAAGACCTAAAGAGGGTGACCTAATTTACTTCCCTCTGGGTGAGAGGTTGTTTGAAATTAAGCATGTAGAGTTTGAGAATCCGTTCTATCAACTTGGTAAGAACTACATCTACGAACTTCAGTGCGAACTGTTCCGCTATGAGGATGAGTACACTGATACTGGTGTTGCTCTCATCGATGAGACTGTAATGGAGGAGGGTGAGACAACCACTGTTATTCTTGCTGGTATCGGTTCTACAGGACTTGCGGTTGTTGACTCTTTTGCTAGCCAAGGTGCATTACAACAAATCTTCCTAAACGACGATGGATATGGTTATACTTCCGCACCCTCTGTCTCTGTCGAAGCATCTCCTGCTGGTGTTACTTCGTCCAGAGCGACTGCCTTTGCATTCACCACGGAACGATCAGGTCTCTTTTCTGTTGATCAAGTAGTACTACAGAACCCTGGTTTTGCTTATACAGAGTCTCCAGCATTTACCTTTGGTGGTCCTGGTGTCGGTGCTGCTGCCACAGCATCCATAACGAACAGTGGTATCACATCCATTCGTATCACTGATGCTGGTACTAATTATGTGTCTGCACCAATTATTACAATTCAACATCCATCTGCTGTTGCTATCGGCACGACAGGTGCTACAGTCGGTGTCAAGGCAGGTCAGGTACAAGCAACTGCTGTTGCTAGATTGAGTGGTGATAGTATCGATAGAATCTTCCTGACAAATGCTGGTTCTGGTTATGAAGCAGCACCAACTATCACAATTGGAGATCCATTATCTCTTGGTGTTGGCACATACTTCTTCAACGAAAGGGTAATTGGATCTCAATCTGGGGTCGAAGGATATGTAAGGTCCTTCAATGAAACTGACAGGAAGTTAGAGATCTCAATAAATAGTGGTATGTTCTTCCCAGGTGAATTTATTACAGGGACAGCATCTTCTGCTAGATACCAGATTCTTTCTCATACAGGAATTGATACTACGAGTACATTTACCTTTAATGATGAAATTGAAACTGAAGCGGATGGCATCCTTGATTTCACTGAGCGTAATCCCTTTGGTAACTTCTGATGTTAGGCACTTATTTTTATCACGAGATTCTCCGAAAGACAGTCATTGCTTTCGGAACACTCTTCAATGAAGTTCATATTCAGAAGGAAGATAAATCTGGAAAAACTATTAGTGATCTGAAGGTTCCTCTCGCCTATGGACCCAGATCTAAGTTTCTTGCTAAGTTACAACAGCAGCAAGAATTGAATAAGACAACGGCAATCACATTGCCAAGAATGTCTTTTGAGATGAATAGTATTACCTACGACTCTCAAAGAAAGACTTCGGTAACAAAAACATTCAAGGCGATTGATGATAATGATCGGGTAAAGAAAGTATTCTTGCCTGTTCCATACAATGTTGGGTTTGAACTCAACATCATGACAAAATTAAATGATGATGCTCTACAAATTGTTGAACAGATTCTCCCATTCTTTCAACCATCATTTAACATTACTGTCGATTTAATTGATTCGATTGGCGAAAAAAGAGACATGCCAGTCGTGTTGGAAAATATTTCTTTTAGTGATGAGTATGAAGGAGACTTCTCTACTAGAAGGGTTCTCACATATACTCTAAACTTTAGTGTAAAGACATATCTGTTTGGTCCTATCGCAGATAGCACTGACGGTCTTATCCGTAAGGTTCAGGTTGATTACTACTCGAATACTGATAAGCAGACTGCGAAGCGTGAGATGAGATATACTGCTGTTCCCGATCCGATCACAGCAGAACCTGATGACGACTTTGGATTCAGCGAGACCACTACCATGTTTGATGATGGTAAGGTCTATAGTCCGACTAGACAGGAGGATGTATGAGTCAAGATTTCAGTAAAATCGATGACGCATTGAACACTACCAGTGAAACGGTAGATGTAACTCCTGTTAAGAAAGAGAAAGAAAAACCTGATCGCTTAACAAAGGAAGATGTAGAGAAAGATTATGAGTATACTAGGGCAAACTTGTACTCTCTTATCGAGAAGGGGCAAGAAACGCTCAATGGTATTATGGAACTTGCTGAGGAGACACAATCTCCCAGAGCGTATGAAGTGGCAGGTCAGTTGCTGAAAAGTGTTGCTGATACTACAGATAAGTTCCTCAAGTTACAAAAAGATCTGAAGGACATTAAGGAGGAGCAAAAAGGTCCGACTAATGTCACAAATAAC